TATTTTTGGCGACATTGAGGCTACTTTATTTCTGGCACTCACTATTAAGTTTTTTATTTTCTCAAGCATAAATATCACTTATCCCTTTGATTATTCACTTTATAACTACACCATAAACAGCTACCGCTAATGTCGCCAACCAAGCCAATAAACTTACGTTTCCGCGTATGCAACCGCTTTGACATTCTAAGTTTGTTATACGCTCCTCGTGATTGGCAATTGTTTTTTCTTGCTGATCACATTGTCTATTTTTCGCCTCACCCAAGACAACGAGCCTAGTTATCTCCTGACCCATTTGATCTAACCGTTCAAAAATTCTTCTAGTATCTCCTTCTGCCATATCAACGCACCGCCTAATTTAATATAATAGCGTCCAAATCCTCTTTGCTTAATGCTGCGGCTACCTCTGCCTGTTTTTCCCAACCTTGCTGCTTACATTTCCCTCTGTGTAAACCTAAATCTACGTTCCACTTAATCAATTGTTCTACGCTTAAATAATATACGCTTTTATCTAATCTACCTTCTGGATAGCCACGCATTGGATAACCTTCTGGATAATGTTCTGAAAACTTATCTAGAGCTGAATTGATTGTATTAAGATCACTAGACACTGTAAGCTGCGTGTCCTTATCGCTATCATATCTTACTATCTCACCAGTACATTCAGATATAAAACCGCCTGTGATTTTACTTTCAGTCCAAGCGTCTACCTCTGACAGCTTGATAGCTTTAAGTTCTTCCAATGTAGGCTCAGGCGATGTATATTCACTATAAGTACCGTCAGCGTCGCGTATATATTCTTTACCGTCCACATTGCCGATCAATAATTGATAATCTTCCTCTGTAATTAATACAAACCCTTTTTCAAGCAGTTCTGTAACTTGTTCCTGTGTTTTTTCTTCGGCGACGTAAGTGTCACTGCGTCTGCCATTTTCGTCAAATTTTATTAAATAAGTCATACTTTTATTTCTCCTTATAGAAAATTCCACTGGATTTACCATCCAGTGGGGCGATCAAACTACATTCCCCCGTACTTTTACAACAGCGTTTCAGGTTGTAATGCAAACTAATAACAATAAAGGTGAACAATTATATAAGAACCAAGTAACTGTAACAGCTATCTCTAACAATGGTTTTACCATTGGGTCGCCCGGACAAGGACAAAGATATGTAGCGTTTGGTATAAGTTAAGTCAAGCCACAAGCATAAAGTCTACAAGGCTGTGAACCACTCCAGCGATCATCATTGTAACCATTACATAGGGTAAAACTAATACTGGTATTACTAACACTTGTAACAAATGTTTCGCAGTTGCTGGTTGCTATAACATTCGCATAATACAAAGTTGAAAAGCTTCTGGGGAAATTAATACTTCTATATGTAGCATCAGTATTGCCTACCCACCACTGGATGGTAAATCCAGTGGAATTTTCTCGCGCCCAACCTGCCGACCCTTCTGAAACAGTCCAACCGGAACCAATACTTGCATCACAAGCTGTTATAGTGCCAGCTTTTAAGTACACCGGCGTGGTGCTGTCACCTACAGTACTGTTACTCGCAGTTGCCGTACCAGCATTAAGATAAATTGCCCTTACGCCACTGCCTACCGTGCTGCTCCCGAGTTTTGTTGCTGTAGTTGCGGTAGTCGCATTAGCTACGTTGTTAATAGTAATAGTACTCGTTGTACCATCGTTCTTTGTTATAGTAATCGTTGCATTAGAATTACTCAGTCCTGACAGTGATGCGTTAATTGCAGCTCTTATTTTTTCAACTGTTACTATTCCTTCAAGTCCCATTTTTCCTCACCTCAAATCGTCAGAACAAAGCCGGCAAACTTCTCCGTACTTTGGATTATGATATTACTGCCACTTTCAACTACGTCTACCATAACACTCTCGTAGGTACTGCCATTAGTACGATACATACCAAGGAAGTGTTTTCCTGAAGCTGCCAAGGTAAATGGATAGTAGCCGTTTGATAATGTTCCCCAGTTGGCGCTACTTGCTGTAAATTCAGTTTTGGTTACTGTAGTAGCAGAAGTAGGCGGAGTATATCCTAATGCCGCCACAACATTATCTTTAGTAACAGCAATTGTACCGCCGTTATTAGTGATATTTGCGCCAATCTTAACACCGCCCATAACCGCTGTAGTAGCAGCAGGTAACGTGTAGTTATTAGCTCCAACTTCAATACCGTCTAATTTTGTCTTATCAGTTGCAAGCATTAAGCCGTTAGCAGTTGTTGTGACAGGATTATAAGTCGTGTCTGTAAATTTAGCGTTAGCTGGAACAGATGTAGCAATAGTAAATCCACTGTCTTTGATAGCCTTACCAGTAGCGCCATCAAACGTGGCAATTCTTCCTGACACAGCACTAGCAGGTCCTACCACTGCTCCATCAATATTAGTCTGAATTACAGTCCAATCTGCATTTGCTGCCGCAGTGCCGTCATTCAGACAAATAATCATATCTCCAACCTCACAAGTTTGTCCTGCGTATGTTCCAGCAGTAATAACCTTGTAAGTCCAACCAGTACTATGAGTAGTTGGCAATTCTGTAACAGTACCGCCAGTACCTATAGTTCCTTTGTAAATCATTGCATCTGCCGCCGCTATCTTGCTATTAACCAACGACTGCACAAAAGCAGTTGTTGCAATCTGTGTATTATTGGTAGATGCCGCCGCTGTAGGCGCAGTTGGTGTGCCTGTCAAAGCAGGGGAAGCTAACGGGGCTTTAAGATTCACCTGTTGGTATAAAACATTAGCAACGTGTGCAGATGCCGCCAATGTCACGCTAGTATCATTCAAAGAGTCTGATAACTGCACAACACCTTTTGCAGTAGTAGACGCATCATTTACTGAAATAACACCACTAGCGATATTTACGTTAGAACCTATTTTTACGCCGCCGAGAACACTAGCAGATGCAGTAGGCAGTGTATATACAGTATCCGTAAATACAGCATCAGCCGGTACTGTTTTGTTAAGTCCATAAGTACAAGCCTTAGGAACACCACCATCAAAATATACAGGCTGTGTTGTACTGCCGGCAGAAGTCGTTAGTTTAGCGGCAGCAGCTGCAGTTTCAGTTTTACCGAGTTTACCGGTATCCAACGTTTCAAAATTAGCATTAATCTTAGCGTCCCTCTCTGCTAAAGTTCCAGTGACAATTTTTTCTACACTCATTCTAAGTAACCTCCATCTAATATTATTTTCCCTGTGAACGCTTTGCTCACATTTATAACAACGTTACCGTTATTATCTACTCCGGCATTAGCATAGTAAGGATAACTAACGCCATCAATTATTTGTGTTAAGCTGACAATGACCGGACTGTTTCCTGCCTGGTGTTCCTCAGCGGATATGGTTAGTACGAAATCACTGCCAACCTCTGCAAAATCTTCCTCCGTAAAGTTTTTGACATAGACCTTATCACCAGTCTTTTTTGTCAGCGACGCCAGTATAACGATGCCTGCAAACTTTTCAGGCACTTCGACAATCACATTTTCAGCGTCCATATAAACGCCGGTCAGTACCATTTCATACTGAGGCTTCTTGACTTCCTTGTAAACGCCTATAAGCCTGCTGTTACCCATTGCCATTGTAAGACGCCACATGCCGTTGTTTTCAGTCCATCTGTCATCTGTCGCAGTAAACTCTTTTGTTATAGTTCCGCTCTCAAAACGTAGTAAAATATCTTCTGCACGGTCAGCTGCATCTTCTGCTTTCTCTGCATCTTTTTTTGCAGATTCTGCACTTTCTGCTGCATTCTTCTCTGATTCCTTTGCTGCGTCAGCGCTCGCCTGCGCCTGATTGATTACTTTCTCGGCATTTTCTTCAAACTTTTCAATTCTTTCAGTTGTTTCTTTTTCAAAGTTTTCAATTTCAGTAGTAACCTCAGATTCGAAGCGGTCAATCTCTTCATTTGTTTTTTTCTCAAAGTCTTCGACCTCTTCACGAAGTTCGCCGAAATCTGTTTTAACTTCCTGAATACACATCGTATTTCGATCTATCGCAGTTTCATATGCCTGTGTCAGCACTTGCGGCGGAAATACTGTTGGCTGTACTATATCCGTATTACGGTAAAAGTTTAAAACAGTACCTTCAGGTAAACTTGCGGACACAGTAACAATAAGGTTTTCTACAGTATAGTCCGTGCCATAATTCAAAAGCACTTCGCTGCCCTTATCGTCTTTATAGCTGACCTTCACGTCATCTGCACTCTGATATTCAAATGGCAGAGAATATGAGGTATCAGGTTTAAACTCATAGCTTATTTTTGTCGCCGTAGTTGTTACGCTCACATTATCACCTCCTAAAAGCCCTGCCTTTTATTGTTATAAAATCCAAATGTCATCGACTTGCCACGACCTGCATTAGTCAAAGTATATGGATCAAGGCTAAAGTTATCAGAGCCTTTACTTGCTTTGCCTCCAAGTGAAGCGCTGTAAAGCCCCTGTGCGGTCGTCATAATCCCTCCCAGCAAGCTCATTTTCCTTGTCATCTTCGCCGCAGACCTATAATTCGCTGCCGCCGCCTGCGCATTATATATATTCTGCCGATAGTTAAGGTCAACGTTTGCCAGGTTTTCATTTATCGTTCGAGAGTCTCTTTCAAAAGCATTTGCATTTGCTCGGCCAAATGCTGCGCCTAAACTGCTCCCGGATTCAAGACCACCTGCAGCAAGCGCTGCAGTATTCTGTCCCTGTATCAGGTTGTACCTCTGCCGAGCTTCCTGTTGCTGCCGAGCCGCTTGGTCAGCTGCCGTCTGCCTGTTACGTTCTGCTATAGCCGCATTCTGTTCCTGTATCTGTGCCTGAGCATCATAGCCTGCTGCCTGCTGCCTACCTGACATATAGGTCATCAGACCTGATCCTACCGCAAATAATGCCCCCATCACACACTCTCCTTCACATAAATATCAAAATCGCCAAGGTTCATTTTTAACTTGAACCCGAACGCTTTTGTCATGGTAAAGCTTTGTTCATAAAAATGCCAAGTCATAATATAAAGCCGACAGTATTTTTCAAGCCAGCCTTTTATCCTTTCTCTGCCAATGCTTACAAAGCTTTTTTTGCATTCAAACAGCTTGTCAGTACCTACTATATATGCTTGATATCTATAAGCGCCCATCGGTAACCTGTCTGTTAGCCCAAATATGGCGACTGGTTCTTTATCAATGTATACCACATTCATCTCACATGATTTTTCAATATGTAGTTGTACTGCCGCTTCAGTATCTTTGCCAAAAATCAACCTGTCATTCACACGGGCTTTGGCAAATATCCTGACCACATCTTCATACATATCTTCGCTATAAGGCTCTATCTTTATCATCTGATGTTCACATCCACATCCCGCGCTACGAACATTATTCTCAATGTATACGGTTCTTCGCTGAATATCGTCAGCTCATCTGCTCTCGCGCTGTTCTGGTCAAGTGTCACTGTCTGAGTTCCGCTTAACAGTTTAATACCGAAATTTTCGTCAAGCTGGCTTTTCCCTCCGTTATCCAATGTACTAATCAAAGGAACAGCTCTATCTTTACTTCTACTGTATGCATAACCGGAATAACTCAGATAATAACGGACTACAGTAGAATTCAAACACCGTGATTGATCTACTATGCTGCCTGTTTTTTGAATCGTTGTATGTGTCTCAGGAATAGTCATAGAAAACTCATACCCAAGCCCAACAATTATTTTAGAGTACACACCGCTTAATGGTGGCTCTATCTCTATCTTTCCATCATTGGCAACGACCTGTTCTTTAACGTTGAAAATATCACCGCTGGTCATTACCCATACAGTTTTACCGGCAAAACGTTCAATAACTATATTCGAGCCGTCGTTATTTTCAAATATCTCTGCATTGTCCAGCATACAATAATCGGCTGGATCTTCAGTATATTGGTCCAATTCCTGACGCTCTATATAGTAAGTACCGTCACGCTCTACAACGAAATAGATAACGTCTGTATCATCTTCCTTTATCGTCTCTACTGCAATATAATTTCCCTGCGTGCTAAACCTCGTCCAACCGAAAACTTTTTCCTGCAGCATATAAGTCAAGCAAAGCATAGAACCATCATCAAGGATGAGATAAATCAAACTATCCGGATATTTAGTATAGGTGTAATCAGCTATCTTTTTACCGTTCAGCAAATGATGAACCATCAAAGTCAGCTCTGTTCCATCATAACGATCCATAGCATAGTTATAAGAAAAATCCCTGATATATGCTTCGTTGCTCTGTATATACAGAACTCTATTATCCGCTACGAACGGAATATGAGCTTCACTGCTGCCCCAACCTGTTTGGGTATTGATACTGATCTGCGCCGGAGTTACCACGCTTGAGCCTGAAATAATGCGCTCATCTTCACCTGTGAAAATGCACAGATCTTGAAACGTAATCAGATTTTTTATTGCATAATCATTTCGGGCTATAACGCTTGTATTAATAGCGCTGTCATCGGTCAAAGTCCCATCTTCTATCTGTTCATCAAAATTAGTATAATCACTGCTTTTACTCAACCAAAGACCATTAGGTTTGCTGTCTGTATTGGCCAGCACCATACGATCCTGAAAAAATTCTATGCAGGAAGGATATTTCTTCGTTGAACTAAATTCAGACAATGCAAACTCGTCTATACTGTCCGTAGAACCGAGTGAACGTATAAGCGTGCCTATCGCCTCTGTATCACTTGTTATCTCTGTAAGTTTGATTATCCCTTCTGCAGTATAGCTGAAGCTAGTAAGCGTTACAGTACATGTACCACTGGTAATCGCAAACTTCACTTTGAAATAATAAGCATCTTCGCGGTCAACCGAACCACTATCACTGGCGTTATAGTCATCGTTATTAGAGACATATGTCGCATAATCAATATATTCGACATTATCTTTAGATCGCATAAGCGTTACAGTGCCGCTCCATATACCAGAAGTCCGCAAGCTCCAACTGTCACCAACAAACAAAGCTGATCCGGTTCCTTCACCACCGGAAGAATTGACAGCGGTTTTAGTCGCAATTTCCTGATACAGTTTTATACTGTCACCAACCATGTTTTCTTCAAAAAACGGCTGATTCGATGTAAGCGTTATGATTCCGGATGTTCCGCTCGGATAAAGTACTGTCTGCTCATCATAGTTATATGTGATTATTACCCATCCGTCCGAACCGTCGCTGCCATTTAACGCTGCATCTGAATAAGCAACTCCCTTGGCACCACCTTCGCCACCATAGCCATAGCTTGTACCGTCTGAGCCGTTCTTTGCGCCACGGTCTGCCGAATAAGCCGCAGTAGCTCCGCCGCCGCCTTTAGCCGTGTATCCAAAAGCAATTGAATCGCTGCCGTCTCCGCCGGGGCTGCCATAGCCAGCTCCATAATGGACAGGACTGCCTTTGCCGCCTGCGCCAACAATTATGTCAAAAGATTCATCTTTGGTTAACTCAATCTCGAAAGTTTGCAAACCACCACGGCCACCATTACCACCCGAACTTTGCTTATCACTTGCTTTCCTGGCTACACCGCTGCCACCACCGCCACCGCCAGCAACAGTCACTGTATGCAAGCCTGTTTCTTTCGCTTTAAAAATATAATTGCCCGGAGCCGTGTATTTCTGTACCGAAGATGTATTATCAACCAATTCACCAAATGGCGGTATCTTGATATTCAATTCTTCAAAGCTCCACTCTTCGCCGTCCTTTTTCAACTGATAAATAGGTAAGTCGCCGCAGACCAGAAACATCGTATCTGCAGACTTTATAAACTTAAGCTTTTTTATGTTTGCTTCTGAAAAAGGAGCTTCAAGTTCTCTGACTTTTTCACCTTTGTATCTTACTGTTAAATAGTAATCCGTAAATTCCAACATATAGTCTGTTGTAGGCTGGCTGAATGCTATTATTCTTGCTTTATGATTCTTTGCCGTCGTACCTTTATTGGTTGTCCCCATCCGCTTATAAATGCTGCCATAAGGCTTTACCGTTCCATTTACACAATCTTTCAAGAAGGTTCTATATTTATCCATATCAAGCCGGGCCAGCACATCAGGAGAAGCTATCCCACCAGTAAAATTATTTAGCAAATCCCTATACACTACCAGCACCCCCTAAAAATCTTTGGCTCTGGCCGCAGCGTCTGCTTGCGCTCATTATTATTGCCTGCTGACGCTTTAGCATAGGCAAGCTGAAACAGCTGATACTGCGTTTCCGCACTTCCAGAAGATCCACTGACTACAGTAGAAAGCATATAGGCTAGATAACGGACTAGCGCTTCCGTGAACAGCGGCGGCCAAAACTGCGGATTGTCTATGTACCTGGTATATTCAATCTCCAAATGTTTTGCTTTAGTTGCAAATACTTGTACGAATAAATCTTCCTGCGGCGCTTTTATTTTGACGCTCATTATCTCATAACCGTTATCATTTTCAGGTTTATCCCATTCAAATACTCTGCCGTCAAGCACAACGCTCCTGACCCGTACCGCATCACTTGGATATTTGAAATAGTTCAGCTTCTCCTTTGGCAAGTAGCTCTTATCAAGAGTCTTCACATCCAGTCTGCTTATTGTTCTTCTGATCTTCGCAAAGCTCCAGTTACTCATTGCCAGCAGCTGACTTAACGCAAACGGGAACATCTTGTCACATTGCCTAGCTTCTTCTGTTCCGTCTTTCAAACCGATTATAGGCCGTACTTTCAGCTGTACCAGTGCTAAATTACATATATCAACTATCGAATACTGCATATTATTACCTCCCTCTTCCAGAAGCAGCATTTCTGCTGCCTTTGGAAGAAAGAGCGGGACTTACCCCGCTCACTCTTATTAATCTTCTTTTTTGGAAGTAGTTACTTTACTTCCAGCAATTAACCTAAAACAGTTATCCGGAAAAATATCCTTAGCCGCAAATTCGCACATATCACCCGGCTTGAAATTCTTGATCTGCCCGTTGATTCTTGCCTGACAGTATTTCGTGCATACATATTTAGACATTTAAACCAACCCCCAAAGGAGAAGCAACGCCGTAGACGATGCCTGCTGTAATCTTGCCGCTGTACTCGCCTGCTGCAGATGCAAAGATGTAACGCCCCGGAATAGTCGGAATAGGAGCGTAACCGAGCCGGCTTCCTTCTTTGACCGTAACTTTAAAAAGTTCTTTTTTATCTGTGCCCTCTGCGGTATTCCCTGCGCTGACGGTCACAGTTATGTCAGCTGTAGCCAACCCATCAAGAGATACTCCATATTGGGCATTAGGATAAATAGTATTGGAGAAAGAGGCTCCAGTATCAATAATCTTTGGCAAATCGCCTGCCGCATAATCAGCTGCGATTGCATTTGCTGCCTGTACATCATATTTCATAATCTATCACTCCTCGTATAATAAATTTCAAAGTTAAGGCCGCATAATGCGGCCTATATTAAATAACACGCGCTTCGTTCATGTGGATCTGATCTACACGACGGATAGGCATTTCATCAAAGGTCATTAGCTTGCGACCTTCGATACCTTCCAAACGCGGCTTGGCAGTGGAATAATCAAACATCGCTCCGAGCTGACGATTAGACACAATATCCTGACGCAGCTTGGTTCTCACTTTGCGATTCATATAAATCGCTGGACGGCCAGTGCTGGTATTATGCAGACGCTCAGAAGCTTCGATCATCAAGTTGATAAGTTTGCCGCTTTCAATTGTGTTGATATCAATATTACAGATACGTACTACCTGACGCAGATCTTTTACAACTAAGCCGGAAGCCCAGCTGAAAGAAGTCTTGATGCCCGGCATATAACCAGCACCTACTGCCATAGTATCGTCCTCAACAACGGCGCCCTGCTGCAGACCTGCCTTAGATCCTTTGGGATAGAAAGTATATACGCCGTTATCATAGCTCCATACCACGAACCAGATAGAAGTAAGATTAGCACTTGTACCACCTGCATCTAATACATATTCCGAAGTTTCCGGCAGGATTCCGTCAGTCTTACGGGTCAGTGTGCTATAACGTTCTGCCAGTCCCAGCATACGGTCTTTACCGTCAGCGGTACCGCCATAAATCATACTGCGGGCCATAGCCTGATTGATTGCTTCGATTTGCGGCCGGGATTGTGCCAGCAGGAACCGGTTACGCATTCCATTCAACTCGTACAGTGCCTTATCGATAACTACAGGACGGTAGAACATCGCACTGAAATCAGTCATCGCAGCAAAGCTGCCAGGCTCCGGTTTAATTACGTCATTGTAATAGCGCAGTGCTTCACCGGGTAGAGAGGTACTGATTACTTCTTTGTTGCTATCGCCGTTGTTAGCTTCTACTACTACAGAATCTTCCAAAATCTCATTGGTCTCAGCCAAAAGATTTACGATAGCGTTTTCTTTCAGCTGCCCATCAGGGGACAGCACCGCCATCACGTCATGAATTGTTGGATTGAGTTTTTCTACTACTTCTGCCATTTAAGTCACTCCTTTTTATTTAAGTCGCCGAACATAATGTCGGCCAGACTGGGAGCCGCTTTACTAGCTCCAGTGCCACCGCTCATAAGGTTACCGTCCTCTCCTACAAGAGGATGCAGCGCCTGCATGAGCTGAATAATTTTAATATTGCCTTGAATGCCTGCCATATCGATGACCTGCTTTAAGCCGGGGATTTTACTCTCCAATGCATTCATAGTCACATTGGCCTCACTGATTGCTTTTTGGTATTCCGGCGTTACGTTATCAAACGTGGCTCCGAAATGTTTTAATGCTTCTTCGGTATTGGCAGTCATAAAATTAGCCCTCGCATTACATACATAATCGAGAGCTTTTTTTGCCATCTCCGGATCGGTGATCCCGATAGCATTCAATTCTTTTGTACACTCTGCCACAATCTCCGGCGTCGCCAAATCACCTAACCGCTCAATAATTTCAGACTTTACAAAAGTCTCATCAACTGTTTGGTCAGGCTTATCGTCCGCCTTTTCAGGTTGCTTCCCCTGTTCAGACGCAGGTTCTTGCTCCGGCTCTTTTTCAATCTCCAGTGCTGGCTCTGTTTCCTTCTGCTGTTCCTGTACAGGTTCTGCCGGCTGTTCCTCATTCATGTTATTGTTGAGGTCATTTACTTCTTCCATCTTTGTAACTCCTTTCAAAATTTGCTTCTTGTTCGCGTATCCAGGCGAAGCGTTCTCCCTCAGCTCTAAGAAGCTGCAGTACTCCATCTTCTCCCATTTTGCGTATCTCATCCGTTACCACAAGCACCGCTTTCCTTGCGCCTTCTTTTCGGTAGGTATCAGCGTTACCGGTAAAGGTAGAGGCATAATAATAATTTGATACCATAAGCTTAGTTAAAAACCATCTGCCCCGTTCATCACTGAGCAGAAACTCATAAGCTTCTTTGTCTTTTACTCTGGCCTGCGCTTTTAAAAAGTCATTACAGGCTTCCTTTTTATCCAGCTCTTTCATCTTTGCTACATTTCTTGTCGGTATCATACGCCACCCCGCAAACTGCTGAGTAAATTATCCAACGGTGCTACGCTGCCGTTGTCTGCCATCTCCTGAAGATTGGCCGCTGCCTGTGTGACATTAGGTAACGCCTGCGCTACCGCCATATCTTCCTGCATCTGTTCCTGCTGTTGGGCTGCCTTAGCCTGCTGCTGCTGAATTTCAGCGTATTCCTCATCCGTGTAGAGTATCTCACTCTTCACGCCCAAATCATCTATCCACTTACGCAGGAACACACTTTCATTAAGCATATTCACTACGCCAGGCTTAAGTTGCGCCGTCTGGCCTATTGCTGCCAGCGCTGACTCATAATCTTGTACTCCGCTCATCCTCTGCAGTTTTGCCAGCGGTGATACATATTCGATTTCCAGCTCCATACCGTCGTATTCAGGCGGCATTTCAAAAACACCGTTTTGCGTATAAATACCATAGACCCGTTTTATATCACGGCTCAGTACCTCTGTGTTAATACGTGTAACTACCGGTGTGAGCTGCTGCATCTTCTCCTGCTGCCTCAAACTCCATTCGTAAGCTGTACGACCTGTATTATCAAACTTCTGCTGTTCAAGCATCGCAAACAGATTCGTATTATAGGCTGCGTTGATTTTATCTTCCCTTATTGCCGCCTGCTCATACACTTTGTCGAACACCGGCGCTATGTCAAACAGCGACTGGACTTTACCAAGCTGCATATCTACATCTGTTATAGCACCAGGCCTGTAATCTGTGTCAGTACCTGTAGGAACCTGCAGTGCCGGATTATAAAACAGCTCCATATTTCCTGCTGCAGCTTTAAGTAAGTCAAACATCACCCTGTTGTCGCTGTCTGCAAACCAGCCGGGACCAATGCCATAATCGCTATTAGGAATAGCAAGATAACGCATTATTGTAATTGGACAGGTTTCAAAGCCTCCTACATGGATAAATTCCTTATCGCTACAGTCCAGCCAATAAAGCGACACATAGCGTTTTCCCTTTGGTCCTAACGCCTTATTGTCATAAGCAGGATTCTTAGTCATAAGCCAGTAGACTTTCATAAGGCGGCCGCTGTTTTTGCCGTCCTTGTACTCCTGCTGTTGCTTTTCAGGCAGCGCTTCAAGCCCAAACTTACTTACTATCTTAGATAAGCTCATTTCCTTTTTGACTGCAAAATGCGTTACTTCCTGCCACGGATCTAGTGCGTAAGCGTATGAGCCAATAGAATAATTTTCAAACACCATACCTCGCTCCGGAATAAAGAAACTCCCGCGCGGAGACTGCCCAAAAGAAAGCTCAAGATTAGCGCTGTAAATCGATGAATAGAAATTGCTGGCGTTAAGCGCTTTATTAATCGTATCCCTTTGGTCCTGCAAAATAGCTTTCAGGGTCTGGTCATCCTCTGCGAAGCGTGACTGCAGATCAAACCATTCCACAGTTTGGGGAACAGATCCGTTCGTCATACCACCGGCAAATATCTGCGCTGCTCTCCACGCTGTCCCGTCGATAATCCCTGCATCACGCTTTATCATCTTGTCCCGTCCGTCCAGCTCACCTAAAAAAGGTATTTGATACTGCTGGATACGGCGCCACATTACAAGACAGTTCTGGTAATCCTTAGCGTTGAACAGTTCGTCGTGTATGCGTTTTGCTTCTTCAAGTTTCATTACATCTGTTTTCATCGCTTACACCCCGAATGTTTCGCCGCTGGTCACGCTGCCCTGTGTTGCTGCGAAGTTAAATTTCTTCTTGTTTTTGCGCTGCTGGTCAAGCGCGCTTGTACCGTCCGTCCTGCCGCTTACATCTGTAGCCGCTGCCGCTACCTTAGGGACCTCAGTTGCAGGTGTACCAAACAACTTATTTGTTAATCCACTCATTGCCCTCACCTCCTTTTAAAGCTTTGCCAGCGGATTATAATTTCTTGCACTGCCTTGCTGCCTGCTCCTTTTCAGCAGGTCAAGCGCCGGCGTGCTAACTTTCATTTCACGTCCAAACGTCAGCGCCAAGGCATCCGCTCTGTTAGGGCTAAATGGCATATCTCTTTTACGTTGGAGTTGTAATTGCCCACGGTCATTGACATATGCTTCAGGCATCATAAGCTCTGCAGCAATCTCTCTGTCCAGCTCATCTAAACAGCCACCGTTAATAAGCCATTGCTTCATTCTGTCCCACATTTCCATGCGTTTATTAGCATAATGATTTCTGCTAGTAATAGAAGAATTTACTAAGTGCCAATTACGCCCCATGTATTTACCAGCAGAATAAATGCCCTGACCGTAACCAAAATCTATGTTGACCTGCTGAGCTTTATACTTATCTTCAAACAGAGCTACCTTTTCAGCAAAAGCAAAATTATCGTCACTCTTCGGCTCTTCGTAAAGCAGCTTGCTGAGGTTCCCCTTACGCAGATAGATAACTGCTGCATCCTTACCGCCCCAAGCTGGGTCAACGCCGATAATAGCAGGTGCAAACTCTACGTCTTTGCCCGTAATGCTTCTTGACTGCGCAGCTTCTATTACATTTCGTCCAATAAACTGCAGCTCGCTCGAACTCGGCGGCTCACCCAAGATACGAACTTTAACGAAGTCGCTCTCAAGACCGTATGTCTCAATCCACTCATTGAGCAGCTGCTTATTCGTTATCTCTACTGTCCTGCTGTCTATTTTCCGCGTATGCCAGCGGTGACGCTCTTTGCCTAAACAATCCGCGAAGCGTCCTATGTTCTTAGTAGGATTGCCAAAAACCAGCCACAAAAGCTCAGTGTCCGAATCTGTCATCGCGCCCTCAGCAACTTCCCAGATAACGTCTTCTATTTCAGACGCCTCATCAAAAATAAGCAGTATTCGATTACCCTGATTATGCAAACCTGCAAATGCTGCGGGATTGCTCTTGCTCCACGGGATAGCGTCTGCGCGCCAGTTTTTATCGTGACCTTCTACTACGCTATACATAGACGTTGCAGTATATACGAACATCTCACTCGCTATATTAAGCCTGTGCCACTTGCCAAGCTCTGGCCATGTTTTAGTCCGCAGCTGCGTGTCCGTATTTGCTGTGACAACTACCCTTGTATCTGCCCGGGTATACATAGCCCATTCAATGAGCCACGCTACTACAGCGCTCTTACCAATCCCGTGTCCTGATGATATTGCATTTCGGATAAGCCTGCACGGGTCATCCCTCATACTGGCTGCAAGCTCTTCCATAAGCTCAAGTTGCCATTTTTGCGGCCATTTATTCTCCAGTTCTCCTTCTCCCCATGGATACATGGCTTTCACAAATCCCGCCGGGTCATATTCAAACTGTGCAATAAATTCGATTAATTCTTTTTCTATCATGATTTACCACCCTCAACTCGTCCCTGGGCTTTCTTAAGCACTGTTACTATATCTACTTTTCCGGAATGTTCTACTTGCTGCTGATCTTTCCACCCAAAGTTATTTTTTAAATTAAAAATGACGCCTACAACATTCTTCCCGTCAAGCAGCCTCTGTTCAAGCGATTCTTCTATTTTCGTTTTCGCTTTTTTTATAGCGTCAGAAAATTCACTTTCTTTTTCATACTGCAAAAGAGTTTCTCTTGTCATCCCCAAACCTAATGCTAACCCAGTAATAGTGTATCCAAGATTGTCTTTATCTCTGCTTTCAAAATATGCATCTATCTTTCTCTGCATTTCAGTTACGTTATCAAACTTCTTAGGTCTTCCTCTTGTCATCTCTCCTCACCACCTTTGCAAATAAAAAAGCACCTAACCGAAGTTAAGTGCCTTTATATTAAGTTTTATGCTAAACTTTGATGTATATTACCGTGTTTTATCGACTTTTTAACGCCGAATTATTCATGTAGACTAACGTTATTCTTACTCCAATCTGTAGACAGTTCCACAGCTATATTTCCTTCAAATGGATAAGTTTCCACTTTATCTACAGGAACAAGTTCACAATCATAATCATGCATCACTAGTGCCTCTTGAGGCATTTCCTTGAGCTTTTCTATTAGTTCTTTTACTAACATTTAATCACACTCCAATAAATAAGCCGCTGTATTACCCCAACGGCAGGGCGGCAGCTGGAAGATTACCTGTCCAGCACACGCGCCTTTAAGCGTGGATAGGTGTTCCCCATCTATGCCAAACTACCCGTGGCAGGACTCGAACCTGCGACAAATGATTAAAAGTCAATCGCTCTTGCCATCTGAGCTACACGGGTAATGTCCAAGCGCTAAGCTTGAACGTTTCACCAAGCTTGTTGTAAGCCTACTTACTTATAATACTATTTTAACTCATCAGAACAGGTAATTTGTCGGATACATTTTTAATTCTCAATAAATTTTTTTCGAGTGCTAAAACGACAGCATCGTTTAAAAACTCTTCGCGAAGCTCGTAGTAAGTATCTCTATTCATACCTTTTAGTCCAGCAATTACTCCTGGCGACTTATTATATTCATAACGCTGGGACATAACATCTCCTGCTGCTTGTTTCTTATGAACCTTATATGTCTCAGCTATTACTTCAAGCCATGCTTCAGGATTTATTACTATAGTTTGATAAGGGCCTTGTCCCCACGAAATCATCTTGATCGGTTCAATATTCTTTAGTGCAGATGTTTCTGTTGGATTACTGATAAAAGCATGACCTCCACCCCCAGTATGCCCTTTCTTTGCAGTACGCTGCTCTCTTTCATCATCAACAGCTTTTTGAATATATTTCCTATTCAAAAAATACCACTCTGTATGCTTTCGTAACTGTTCTATTAGCATATCAGTCTCCTTCTAGCTTTTCTTTCTAAATCGGCTCAAATCTAGCCCACTGCCGGCTGCTACCATCATCATCTATAAGTGGTACATTTTCTTCGTGTCGGTCGCAGTCAGTGTTAGTACATGGTTTATCCATAAATTTGTTACTGCGGATACAGTAGGCTTTGTCATTCATTGTTTGTCACACTCCTGTTTTCTAAAACCCGCAAAGTATGCTATACCACAATTTCCATCTTTACACTTGTGCGGTATCTGCATGGGAGCTTCATACAATTATGGATTTCCTGCAAACTGTTGGTTTTTGATAACTTCACCTATAAGAACAGGCAACGCATCATATGGGACTTCGTGGGAATCTCCATATAGTAAAAGTGTCTCACAGAGCGCACATTTATATACAGCATGATATTTATTCATTCTACCTCCGACCAAAGCAATATGCACAAAAACCACACATAATTGCGAAATAAATTAATAATGCTAAATTCTCTCCTACATCAATCATTCTTTATATGCTCCTCCATCTTTTCGATTTCTTTTATCCACTGCGGAAGAATCTCTCCCCTATAGATGTACCAATCTTCTGACCCTTGCCAATCTTCCACAAAATAACGTGCTTCTACCGGCAGCGCTTTTACGAATTCTCCCGCCGCAACCAAATTACGTAAATGTTTTCCTGGAATTATTATGCGTAGCCTATAAGCTGTTCGGCTATAATTAAGCCCATGGCTTGTTGCCCACGTCTGTTTTGATGGATCAGAATTTACTGTTAGCCACTGGCATTTTTTAATCATTCTAATTCCACGCTTTGTATCTACAGGACACATTCCAAGCGTAAGCCCCTGTCGCTTAATACTTTCAACATCCATAGCCGCACAAAAATGAAATAATTCTCTGCTCCTACTCATATCCTCAACACCTTTCAATCATCACATATAGCTTGGCCGCAGTATTTGCAATAATGAGCATCATCATCTACCTCACGTCCGCATACAGGACATGCCCAACCTTTAGGTATTTGTTGTGGAAAAGGACAGTTTGGTATAAAATGCTCTTCGACTACCAAATTTACTTCTTGTGGTAACTGCTTTTGAGCAGCTGTCAATAAAGTTATATAAGCCTCTCTTTTCTCGTTCATAGGCATTTTCCAAATGATTGGTTTTAATAAAGCCATTGCTCTTTCTAACTTTAGTATGTTCATTCGGTTTCACCGTCCATCTTTGCCCCGCAGTTATAACAATAATGCTGTTCAGTAATATCCAACCCGCCGCCAAATACATCTGTTGCGGCATATACGTTGCAATTAGAACAGTAATAAGCACCGCCCCCTTCCCAATGCCTGTGCTTACGTTCTTCTACAATAGGGGCTTTATCTATTAAACCTTGAAAAACGTTTAACGCATGAGCAAAACGAAAATCAGCCTTTGCATAAGCGTTTAACACTTCATTTGTTAGTTCCATACTTAAAGCATTTTTATCTATCAATTCCATATTATTCACCGTCCATTTTTGCGCCGCAGTTCGGGCAGTATTTTTTTACCTCACAAATAGATTCTGAAACATAATGACACTCAGAACACTCAACATGCCATGCTTTTTTAGTAATCCAATGCCCATGCTTGCGTTCTTCTACTGTAGGGGTTTCGTCTATTAAAAATTGAATAGTAGTGATTGCTGCCATTAAGCCGAAGCGCAACTCTTTCCGCCGACGCAGGGCGTCTGCATCTATTAGTCTCATAATCTATTCACCTACTATTTTTTATTTTTATATCATAAGTATTATTAACTATGTCCATATTATGATCATCATCCATGTATGCTTCTTCTATAACATCCTTAATTTCGTCCTCTGTAGCGTCATTTTCTACGTCTAGTTTGATCTCATACTCATTTTTTTCAATAACTGTTGCTATTACTGTTTTCATAATCTATTCACCGTCCTGTCTTTTTTTCATTGCTGCAAAGCCTAAATTCCATTCACTCGGAATAATTCGCTGTGTAAAAACGCAATACTTATTATTTACATCACCAAAGCAACATTTTTCGCAGGTTCTTCCAGCGCAATAATTTCTTATGATAATAGCCGCTTCTATGGCATCTGTATTTTTTTCTGATAAATCCTCTCTCAAATCTATAGAACTCCTTTCCGGTGGCGGTGATGGCGGTTTTTTAGGATCTAATTTAAAAATGTAGTGCATACATCTCACCGTCCTTTTTTATCCCCACAACTTTTTGGCTATTTCAACTTTTATTTTTAGCTCTTTAACATCTTTATTGGCATAAGCCAAGGAGTATGAATGGCTTCTTGGTATACTTCCGTCTTTCAATCCTTTATGATATTCAACAGCTTTTTCAAGTCTAGCTGAGAAATACTCTAGGCTTTCGGGCATTGCTAACGTTATTTCTTTTGATTTGGTTTCCCAGTACTCAGCTTTGCTCTTTTGTTCAGCTGCCTTATCTGCAAGTTCTACAGCCTTTTCACACCGTTTCCAGTTCCTTTCAATTAAGGCACGATGACGTTTTTCACTGTAATGTCCAACTTTTATTGGTTCCCCCAATAATAAAAATTCTTTACCTTCCTCCGCCGCTCTCCACTTATCATTGCTTTTCA